CTTGGTGCTTATTGCCTTGGAGGCTCTGGCTCTTATCAAGTTCGTACTGTGAGAGGTTGAGATGCCAGGAGCACTAGACAGTTTATTCAAGAACGTTGCCAAATCAGTTGTAGCTGATCTGGGCAAATCTCTTGACACGACAGTCATCTACACGCGTAAGGCATCGCCAGTGTATAACACCAGCACTGGTGCGTTAACAACAACTGATACGTCTTACTCCTTTGACGCACCAATCGAGTTTGTCGATTCTGAAGAAGAAGAGGGCCGCGAAGAGCGCAAAGCAAAGCTCTACATAACCCCAGATCTTATAGGCGATAATCAACCTACGCTTGAAGACACACTCACCCTTAAGTACGCGGGGTCAAACCGGATTGCACAAATTACAGACATTCGCACGTACAAGGGTGATCAAGAGTACCTATTTATTGTTCAGGTGAGGTTCTGATGGCGGGCCGCAAAAAGGGTATCGGGCAAATCGTCACTGACCTGGAACGTCAGCTTAATGACGACTACAACGCCTTAATTCAGTTAACGGTTGAAGGCTTGAGCACAAAAGAGAACAGTCCTGTAGACACAGGCTTTTTTGCATCAAGCTGGAAAACAGGTACTCAGAAAATCCGTGCTGAGGATAAACGAAAAGATCATGCTCCATGGTCAAGCATTTATAAAACTCGCTCACTTGGCGGTAATCAATGGGTGCATACGGGCAAGAAACCAGTAGGAAGTCAAATTAAACCGCGTTTTACCATTCCAGAGTTCAACTTCAAACGTCAGCCAACGGTATACATCGGCAACACCGCTGAATACGCAGGTTATGCGCTTGAATCACCAAAAGTAGCGAACTTTATCCAGGGCGAAATGCGCTCACTGGTCCAACAAACTTTCAAGGAAAAAACACCTGGACGTATTTTTGCTAGAACCGGATCCAGTAGCAGCGTGTTTGGTTCGTACACCAAGCTCTAAATTATGACACTTGTAAACGCCCGCGCTGCTTTTGAAAAAGCAGTTACTGACGCTGTTTCAGCTTCCGACGCCACAGTGCTTATGGTGTACGACAACGTGCGCTACACCGTACCCGGACAAAGTAAAAAGTACATTTTGATGACCATAAACTTCAACCGTTCTACCCTGCAAAACCAAGGTGCGGCACAGGACTACTACTCTGGAGTTATTCAATGCAACGTTTACGTGCCTAAATCTGCTGGTACGGCTGTCTTGTCGTCTATTAGCGAAGCAGTTATTGACGGCCTTACCTCAGTCAATGCCCCGGGCTATAGCGATACTTTCAGTGTTGCTCCACGTGTATCCGACGTTTCCGGCCCAACTCCCTTGGAGTTAGAAGACCGTTCGCACTTTATTGGCATTATCTCCTGCCAATTCACAGCAGTTGTGTAGTATATTCAGATAAATGCTACTACTGTATGCGTGCCTCTGAGCTACTCCGTAATAAGTTTGGCGTCAGTCAGCTATACAAGCATGAGGTCAAAGATGGCGACGAAATTGCGTTAGAGATCTATTGGCACCCCCTTACCATTGCCGAGCGCGAAGCCATCCAGAAAAAAGCTGGATCTGACGACGCCAACGATTTTGCTCTTGGAATGCTGATTGAAAAAGCATTGGATGCAGACGGTAAACGCCTGTTTCAAGACGGTGAAAAAGCAGTGCTTAAAAACGCTGTGGAAGCTGCGGTGCTGCAAGACATGCAACTAGCGATGCTGTCTTCCGGCGCAGAAAACAAGGTGGAGGACGCGAAAGCAGCCTTGAAAAGCCAATAGCGACTGGTATTTCATTTATTTCCTTGCCAAGGAATTAGGAACCACAGTTGCTCAGCTAAGCCAACACCTAACACTAGAAGAGCTAATCGGCTGGGCCGCTTACTTTGAGCTGCATAACGAGAAACAGGATAAAACTGTTCAAAACGCAAAGGCCGGTGCCAGGGCACGATCAATGGGCGCACGGTAGACTGGGCCGTAAGACTTTACGTGTTGTGCTGTGGCCGCCTACGACGTAGATATTCAGCTATCGGTTAAAAACCTTAGAACTTTAGATACGTTACAGCGTAAGTTAAAAGAAATAGAGGAAGTTTCTAAACGTCTTACTGGCGCTAAGGCAGATCCTATAGCGATTAATTCGTTAAAAAAGGAAATTGCGCTTGAAGAAGAAGTTATACGAAAACTAAAAGTTCAACAAAATATAAGGGCACAGCTAAACGACGCTAGAAGAAGAGAGCGTCTTGAAAATCAAAGAAGCGCTGCTGATATGCGGCAGCGAGGCCAGCGACCAGGCTTGTCAACAACAGCTCCTCAGGGGCCTGATGTTACTTTACGCAGCTATAGAGAAGCGCAGCAAAGAGCTGTAGAGATGGAGGTCAGCCTTAGAAAGGCAGTAGACGCGGTAAATATGAAGTACGATTTGCGGTTGCAACAGACCAAGAGAAATGGTGCTGAAAGAAGAAAAGCAATGCAAATTGTTGATAGAGAAATTGATTTTGAGAAGAGGCTTAATAAGGTACTTGAAAGACGAACTAGTATAACAAAAAATCAAAATAAGCAGCGAAGCACAAAACCAGTTTCAAGCCAACAACGTTTTGGTTCTGCTGTTTCAGCAGGTGCCTTCCCGCTTCTGTTTGGTGGCGGTCCAGGTATGGCCCTTGGAGGCGCTTTAGGAGGCGCTGTTTCAGGGTCAACCTTTGGCCCAATGTCTATTGCTCTTCAAGTTTTAGGCGGTGGTTTTGACCAACTTGCTGCAAAAGCTGCATCTTTAGGGGCGGCTTTAAGCCCTGCAACGGCTGATATTGACGCGATTGTGGAGTCCTTGGGTTTAGTGGGGCACCCAACTCAAGACGTAATAACCAGTTTAGAGGAGCTTGCTGGTAAACAGGTAGCGCTTGAAGCGGCAACAAGTCAGCTTGCTCTTGTTGTGGGTGACGAAGGTGTTGAAGCTCTTACTGCATTTGGAGATGCTTCTACTCAATTTGCAAATGCACTAACCAAAATAACCACGCAAGTTTTAGCCCAAATAGCACGACTAACAGGGCCTATTGTAGCAGAAATAGCTAAAAGTATGGAGATTGGCGCTCTTTTAAACGAAGCAAAAGCTTCTACAGATACGAGACAAATAAAGCTACAAGAAAAGCTTGCTGCTGTTCCGGTAAAAGCAGGGTCTCAGGGTATGCCAAGCATGGAACGAGTCAGAATAGAAACGGAAATGGTAAAAATGCAAAAAGAAATTCGTGCAGAAGAAGAAGGCAAATTAGAAGCGCAACTTGAAAGAGTGAGAGCGGGGTCTGCAGAGCACACTATTGCTAAAAATAATTTAGCGCTTGCCAAGCTAGAGGGTGATTTAACTAATGCGCGTGTGTTTACGCTAGAAACAGCAAATATTTTCCAAGAAGCCAGAGCAAAAAGCCTAAAAGAAGGAGCCGACATAAAACTAATAGAAATTGATAGAGACACAAAACTTTTAAACTTAGCTACTAAAAGAGACGATCAAATAGAAGCTGCAAGTAAAAGAAGCGCGGCAGCCAGTGACAAGCAACAAAGAGCCGAGGAAAGGCAGCAGAGGGCAATTGAAAGACGAGTTAAAGCTGTTGACCGCGAAATTGAGCGCACCGAAAATGCGTTTAATAAAGCAAGCCAGCAGCTTGATTCGATTACTCAAAAGCATGAAGACAAGATGGCTTTCGAGCGAGAGTATTCTCGTTTAATTATGGAAGGCAGCACTCCTGCTGCGGCCAAACAAGCGGTAGAGCTGAAGAAACAACTATTAGAGCTGGATCGTGGTTATGAAAAATTACTGCAGACAGTAGATGCTCAAATTATTAAAGCAGAAGCTTCTCTTCAAGATTTGAAGAATCAAAAAGGAGTTACTAACGAGTACATTGAGCAGCAAAAAGCACTAGATAAGCTTAAGGAAGACAGAGATGGTCTAAAAGACAAGAAAGGCAAAGCAGGCGGTGCTATTGAAGAAGCTTTAGCCCCTAAGACATTTTTAGACAAGTTAGACGACGAAGCAGAGCGTCTTAAAGGTGTACTGAATGCTTTAGTGGATCCTGCAAATCAAGTGATTGCTGCAGCAAACGCGATAGGAGACGCGTTCAGCGAATCATTTAAAGGTGTTATTAGCGGCAGCATGACTGCTCAAGAAGCGTTGGCAAATCTATTCCAACGAACAGCAGACCACTTCTTAGATATGACGGCTCAGATTATTGCGGCTGCAATCAAAGCGCAGGCTATTCAGTTTGTTACACAGATAATCGGGTCGATAGCTAGTGCTGGCGTTAGTGCTGGTGCTGCTGCTCCTGCAAGCAAAGTTGGCGCTGCTGCTAATCTTCCCGGTCCGACAGGTGATTTTGGACTTGGAGCAGGGCCTTCTTTCGGAAGTGTTAGCGATTTTGCTCCTGCAACAATTCTTCCCGCTGCAAAATTTGCTCAAGGCGGTTTTGTTTCCAGCCCGACTAGCGCATTAATTGGGGAAGGCGGCGAACCTGAGTACGTCATCCCAGCATCCAAAATGCGTGAAAGCATGTCGCGTTATTCGCGCGGATCACGCGGTGGCGGTGTCATACCTTCTGATGGTGGATCGTCTGCATCAGGTGATGGTGGCGTTGCAGTTGCCGCACCAATCGACGTTCGCTACACCGTGGAACGTATCAACAGCGTTGATTATGTAACCGCTGATCAGTTCCAGAGTGGAATGCAAAGTGCAGCGGCACAAGGCGCACAACGCGGTGAACAGAACACGCTAAAACGATTACAGATGAGTGGTAGCACTCGCCGGAGGTTAGGAATGTGAGCCAGTACGCATTTGGCCATGCCACTCGAATCAAGCGCCGCAGCCCATCAACCGGCAGCTTAGAAACGCTTTA